CATTAATATCAATAGGATTTGAAATAACAGTGCCGCTCATATAGCCGATAATATCTCCGGTTACTTCATCGCCTGATGTATAAATACTTGAATTAAGATTAAAGGTTGCCGCTGAAATACTGGTAGATGTCTGCGTTACTGATTTGTCATTAACATATACCGTAGATATTGCATTTATGGAATGCGTAGAAGTATCGCATATTTTAAAATTAAAAGTACTGGTAGATTCTCCCCGATTTGTGCAAATAATTGGTACTCGATAACACGTACCCCATAAATAAGGTATCGGTTTTCCAACATCTTCAGAATCTAAATTCGGATAAACAGCAGTGGTAAATCTATTCAGCGGTAAAGTACTTTCCAGCTCTATTTTTCTATCTTCAAAATCAAATACTATCTTGCTGGTAATCATCGATTTTTTAGTAATCTTGCCTGAAAACATAGTAGCATATTGAGTATATGCCAAATCTTCACCACCAGCTAAAACCACTATCTCTGCATTTTCCCAAGCATAACTTTCAAAGATATTATCAAAATGGCCATCATCATTATAAAGCTGAATCGCTCCATTACTGACAATCGATACACCCCAATATAACTCTGGCTTGCTTTGTATTATTTTCGGAGTACTAGCTACAAAAGGTTGATAATAATAATTATTAAAAGCTTTACCTTCAGTACCATAATAAACTTTGTATTTTGCAACCATTATATTCTGATAAGGTGTGCCGGATGATGACTGCACATATAAATAAGTTCCATCGTAATACCAAGAGCTTGCGGTCATAGCTCCGGTAGATGTTTTTTCCGTTAAATCCGATCCATCTTCAGCAACCGATTGAATATGTATTGTTCCGACTTCATATCTGTAAATACTACCGGAATATAAAACCCAACCTGTTATTTTTTGTGAAGGTTGAATCTCTACTAAGAATTCTTTTTTAGTTCCGGGAGTAGTTATTAATTCTGTGAAAGTCGTAATACTCATTTCTGTTCTCTAAACTTTAATTTCCCTAAATTAAATATAGTCGTATTTTTTAACCTTTTAAAAATCGGATCGCCTAATAAATAAACATAAACCGTACTGGTTGATATATTATGATCGAGAGAAATATAAAATGGTTCATCATTTCCAATATCATCCAGCATATTCTCAAAACCGATTTTAGTTGCACTATCATAATATTGATCTAACGGCGGAGTCGGTATCCAATATTCTAATAAGCGGTCTTTCTTATCGAAAAATGAAGCTCCGGCTTGACTGATAAAAACCGATGATCTATGATCAAGTTTTTTGCTGTTAAAAGATATGGTATTAGTTGCCTGATATGTCGGTGTGAATCCTTCGCCTAACCATATTTTACCGATCTCTGTATAAGCGGTTCCTCTATCAAACCAACTTAATTGTACTGCTTTTGTCATTTGAGTAGAAGTTAATAAAGTTGCTTCTCTGTCATTACCAATTGTTATATCCTGAGTATAAAAATTACTTACAGTAGAAGTTTCGCATGAGCGCATATATTCAGTATTTCTATATGATAAATCTAGGCTTAATGTCATATCGGCCAGCAGCGCATCAGCATCATCGCTATCGGCTACCGTACCAACAAGAGTACCGGCGTATATTCTGATGTATTCAAATTGGCTATCGGCTTGTAACGAGTCATCTTCATGGCCGATTGAGAGAGTTGAGAAAGTAGAAGAGTGCACATCTATTGCATCAGACCATTCAATATCTTCTGCTTTTGCGCCACTATCTAATGGGATAACAATGAATCGACTTCCATATTTTGTGCCAGTAGTTAAATCAATACTTGCTATTATTCTTATTCGTTGGTTTATATCAATGTGAGATGAGCCGTCATCGAATTCCGCTGAACTAAGCCATCTTAAATCAGTGCCATCTTTCCAAAATAAATTGATTATATGGGCGGGATCACCCGTATAATAAATATGAAAAAAATGTGTTGCGTCGTTATACCAACTAATATACCTATGAGCAACATCGTCATCAAATGTATGCCATAGATCGATAATCATATCAATTGTAAACTGGCTTGGCATCTCGAATGTTTCATCAGGATGCACTACTGCACGGGAGCCGTTTACATAAGGCGTGGAATAGGGGAGATCTTCTGCTTGCACTGCTGTCCAGTATGTATATTCATTAGCAGTGTTATTGTTACTACCACGACAGCGCACATGAAGATTATCATTCAGATTGGCTAATGTGGCACAAATAATTCTTATTTCTAAAGTTTCAGAATCCTTCCAATCATAATTATGTAGAGTGCCTAGGGCAGGGGTTCCTGGAGCATTAGGATAATTATCCCAATCAATAACAAGATTTAAAACATCTACTGCCTCTGTATCATTTCTTATGATAAATTGTGTTGTATTTCCAGAAGAACTTCCTTTTTTTACTATTACAGAAAAAGAGGGTGTTAAAGTAGCCCAGGCATCTTCAAGAGCTTGGTAAACATGACCGGCGGCAGCTCCACTATTTGTCAATTTAGTAAATCTTTTCCCGTCATAATAAAAATCGCTTAATGTAGCGGTGCAATCTGTTTCTGTCCAATTACCAGTAGTCAAATCTTCGGGGTCAGTTATAAGATTGGTGGTTGCCTGGAATACTCCGTCGCCTCGTAAGTTTTTATAAAGTCCATTAAAATAACTCGCTGTACTTGCCATCCGTAAATGCACAACAGTTCCATCGGTTAAATTATGATTATCGATAACACAGACTGTACTGGAAAATCCTTCATCGGCGGAAAATTCAATCCACTGTTGACAACCTTGCGTAGTAGTCGGACTTATATAAGAAGTAATACCGGAATAAACCGTATCTTTATCAAACCCTAAAATAGTGCCTATTGTTCTATCGGGATTATCGCCAAAATTTAAACTCAAAGATGTTGCCGATGAAGCCTTACCGATAGTAAATCTTGTAGAAGTATAACTTACCGTCTGCGTTGTATATTCTCCGGCTGCCCTAATAGCAGCCTGTAAAGCAACAGCCAATCCATCTCCGGTATATTCACCGTCAGCAACAGAGCAACCTCTAATGCTTTCGGTTGATGTATCTTTAAAAGCGAATATATCATTAGTGCCGGATAAAATTGTAAATGTACTATCCGTTTTCCACTGTTGCGATAAAATAGAACTTTGTACATTTGCAGCCGGTAAACTATTTAATTGTCCACTATAGCTTTCAACAGTACCGCCGGCGATTCCATCCTTATAAAAATATTTAATTATGCTCATATATTTGACCTTATTACCTTCGGATTAATCCGGTAACTACCTCGGTCGGATTCTTCTGTCAAAAATTCTATTAAAGCACTTCCGACTTCTCGATCACTGATTTGTATTGTTAACGGCATTGGCATTATGGTAATCCCACCACCTTCTTCCCCGGCATTTATTGCTTCTAAAGTATCCATATTTCTTGCAGTCGCATCTTTATTAACAACATATTCTCCGCTGGTTAATGCTACTACATTTGTATCTATTCCTGGCTTACCTTCAAATAATCCGCCCGCTGCTTTCTTTTCTATTTTTTTATTTAATTTAGTGCCAACTAATCCTCCCTCTTCTAAAGCCTGAATAATCATTGCTCCCATAAAAGCCGCAGCACTACCCGCTGCTGCTAGGGCAGCCTTACCGAACTGTAATAATAAAGCATATCCAACAGCAGCTACAATAAGTTGTCGTCCAACAGCTTTTAATATAGTTGCAAATAAATCTTTAACTGCACTCTTGATATTCTCACTCATAGTTTTTGTGATATCAAAAGCACTTTCGAAAGCAGCAGTAAAAGAAGTCGCTATAAAACCGCTAAATCCTTTGGCCGAGTCCCATAAATCCATAAGTGAAAAAGAAAACTCGTCAGCAGCTTCTGTTCCTTTTTCTACTTCTTCTATACTTTTTTTGAATGTTGCTCTCCATTCATTCAAAATACCTATATTAGAAAGCAAGGTACTATTTATTCCATCAAGTGATAAATCATAATTCTGATTGGCAATAATTGCTTCTTCTGTTTTTTCTTTTAATTCTTCATAATATTCTGCGTATTCAATTTTTAAGAATTTAAGTATATCCGCTTCGGCAATTCCCAATTTCCTTAATTTTTTTACTGTTGCCTCTCTTCGTTGCTCATCGGTCATTTCAGCTTTACGAATAGCATCCATTACTTGCTCAACCGCAGCCAATCTTTGTCTTTCCGCAACCGCTGCATCTCTTGCCGCCTGCTCCCTTGTCTCATCCGCTGCTATTTCTTCCAATATTCTTTTCTGTACGGCTATTTGAGCTTTTAACTCTGCCTCCGCTCTTCTATGTCCAGCTAATTCTATTGCCGCATCCGCCGCTAATTTCGCTTTTTTATTTTCTTCTACTATCTTTATTTCTTCTTCTATTTGATCAATTTGCTTTTGTTTGCCAATCCTCTGCATCTCTCCTAATTTAACACCGTTAACAACAGCATCAGCAATATTGTCATACTCTTTTTTTGCTATCGCTAATTTTTTATTTAATATATCTTGTGCATCAGAATAAGTATCTACATCCTTAGCAGTACCCTTTAATGCTTCGGATAATACCTGCTGATCTTCTTTAAACTCTTTAGAGGCTTGTACAACTTTTGTTATTATCCATACCAACCCTGTCAATCCTGCTACTATTAAACCTATCGGCCCTATGCCCATCGTAAATGCCAAAGACATTGCCTTAATAGCGGTTGTCACCTTCTGAGCTATCATTAAACTTCCTATTGCAACAGCAGCAGCAAATATAACATCCTTCCATTCTATGATTATGGCTACAAGATCAGTAAGTGTTTCTAATAAATCTTGAGCAAACTTAATAAATCGATCTTCGTTTTCATCAAGCCATTGCCGGAATGCATCTATAATATCTCTAACAGTCGGCAATAATTGATCGCCCATATTAATGCTAACAGCCTTGAAAGTGGCCTTAAGCCGATCCCACGCAACCTGCATAGTGCCAGATTGTTTTTCCCAGGCTTCCATAGTAGGGCTACCATCTTCCATAATGTCCATGAAGATTTGCATTTCATCGCCCATGCTACCAGCAGCCGTTATAACAGCAGTCAAGCCCCGGACATTCGGGAATAATTTTGTTAAAACATCCGCCGGTAAATCAGCCAAATCATTCATTACCCCCTCAAGCCCATGCGCTTCAATAGCTGATAATCCAAATTCAATTCCCAATTCTCTGGCTATTTCTGTTGCCTCTTCAGATGGTTTTAATAATCCGGTTATTGCCCCCCTTAAAGCAGTTGCCGCCCTTTCACTACTTAAACCGTTCCTGGTTAATATAGCCATCATAGCGCCTAACTCTTCAACGCTAACTCCGGCCTTAGCTCCCAGGGTTGCTACAGTACCCATAGTTCCAGCTAATTCGCTGAAAGTAGTTTTACCTCTTTTTACAGTTGCGAATAAAACATCTGAGTAATAAGCCGCATTCTCAGCCGAATCCCCAAACGCATTTATCAAGGTTGTTATAACATCCGCTGCCACCCCCGTATCTGTCATTCCCGCTTTAGCGGCCAGTAAAGAAACATTTAAAACATCAATAGCTTTCTCTGCTGGAATACTTGCAGATAAAATGTCGTATAATCCTTTTGTTAATGCTTTAGTACCCTCTCCAAACTTTTTGCTAGCATCTAATATTTCTTTTTTAAATTTACTCAGCATCGGCACAGTGCGCTTATCTAACATAGTTGCAACATTCGCCATCTGAGCTTCAAACTTCATGGCATCGATAACCGATTTTATAACAGCCACACTCACAGCGGCAAAGGCTATTTTAGCTGCTTTCGCTACTAAAGCAAAAGTTTTATCGGTTGCTTTTCCAAATGCAGATGATTGATCTCCTGCCTGTTTTAATCCAGTAGTAAAACCTTTCTTGTCGAGTCCTAATACTGCAAATAAATCACCGACTTTTATAGCCATCCCAACCCCTTAAGCGTATTCCGTAAATTTGTATGTTTATCCTCAATTGTTTCAAAAGTAGCGCCTAGATATTTTTCCATCATCGATGATATTCGAGCAATATGAATATTTGTTGCTATTTCTTTATTGCTTATCTCCATCAATTTCTTAACCTCTCGCCAGGATAATTCATCCTCGATCTTTCTGACAGAGTAAGCAGGGTAGAGTTGCATAAAACTATGATAGACTTTGTAAATATTTACTTCAGTCGTATCTTCTACATCTTGAGCACTTCCTGAAACTTCGATTGAAAAAAAGGGGGTAGCCATGCCATTTCATTTTGCCGTGCTACCTCTAATACTATTTCCTTTAAAATTCTAATAGAAATATTATCTTCAACCCATTCAACTGTCAAAGTTTCATGGTCATTATTCTTATACTCGAATAAAAAGTTTAATACCGCAGTAACTTCTTCAAAAATAACTTCTCCGCCCTCATCGATTGTATCTTTTAAAGAGATTTTATTCCATTTA